GTAAGATTGTGTATCGCACCTTCCACGTCATAGACCTGAGCATCAGGACCAACATAAGCTGTATCTGCTACCTTAGCAGTATCAGCAACACAACCGCCACCGTTGGAGTGCTGGTGGGCAGGGACTGGACCGTTACCAAAATCAAAAGTAGTCATGTTCATTTCCTTATCAAGCATCTTCTTTCACCATTGGGTTCATTTCCATCCATTCTGACCAGTCTTTATGTACCATGTAGTATGCTAGAACGGTCTGAATCGCTTTGAGCAACTCATAGTCTGGCTCAAGAACGTCATCTGAACAGTCAACCTTATCAAACTGATTGTTCATACGATAAGAATCCATAAGATCGTCAATAACAACTTGGTCGCAATCTTCAACTCTTAGTGTAATTGTTTTCATTTCGTTTCGCCTCAAAGATGCGATTAATTTTTCTACCCAATCAGGATTACGCTCAATAATCTCGTCAATGGCATCATCTAGTTCTACTAGACTACGCTTACGGACCTTGTACTTAGGATTATACATCTTCAATCACCTCATACTTTTCAACATCATCCATTTCTATACTCCACACGATCCACCATGTCCTGTAATAGAACAGATGTCATGAGTTTCTAAACCTTCTTCAAACTCCTCACCTAGTTTCTCAACAGCCTCAGAGTATGGCACACTGCTAAGTGGTTGACCACCACGGCATCCATCAGGGTATACTGTAAAGCCACGTAGTCTACTAGCATAGGTAGCCAGTGTTTCGGTAAAGTCATCCACTGTGTCTTCGTTGTTAAGTTTGCTACCCCACTCAGGTAGATTGATGGTGGAAGAGATAGACATATCAACATAGTCCTGTATGTCCGCCTGGAACTTAATGCGCCTCTTGTAATCATCAGCAAGATCAAGAGCAGATTCAATCTGATCTGGATTAATACCATACAAATCAATGATCTCTTGTGCAGCACTATCCACAACGTACTGATAGTGCCAACGTGTACCGTTCTTGAGATACCTACGCTTATATGCCACAGCAAAGATAGGTTCAATGCCTGTTGAGGTGCCAGCAAGAATGCCGATAGAACCTGTCGGTGCAATAGCACGATTAGCTACAGGACGTGACACACTAAGATGGTCAGCAAACTGAGAACTTGTCCTGTCGCTGATACCTTTGTATACAGATAGCCACTTGTGTAGTTCCTCAGTTACCTCGTACTTACATCCTGATTTGATTAGCCACTCATGTATACCCATCAGACCTAGACCAAGCCTACGGTTCTTCTCTCTAACGTCATAGACTTTCTGGTATGGTAGCTTGGCACGTAGTGTACCACATAGCAGGAACTTAGTGGCTAGTTCTACAATATTAGAAAACTCTGCAAGATTGTCGATACGACCCATGTTAATTGAGCCAAGATTACAAACATCAGAATCATCTTCGGATGTAACCTCCGTGCAAGCGTTACGTAGTGTCTCCTTTTCCTTCTCAAAGAAATTGAACGAGAATCCTGGTTCACCAGTTCTAAGGCTCTGAGCAACATTAGTTTTGAAGGCATCTCCTACATCTCCCGTTTCATAATAGTTAAGTAACCACTCTGTGTCATAGTTCACAGAAATATTTGTCATGTCCAGCGGTGCAGGGAAATTAAAATCTTGTTCTTTAATCTGACCAATGTTGTACTCTGTCGTACCAATGGGCATGTCGTACCAATTCTTAGACGTAAGAAACTTATTTATGTCTGGATGTTTCCAGTTAAGACTTGCATAAATTGCAGACCTTCTAGAACCACCTTGCATAACTCGTCTGCCAATCTCATTGATCATCTGCATCTTAGGTATAGGGCCAGACGCTAGACCACCTGTACCATTCAGCAGCCTACCCTCTTCACGGTAGGTGCTATAGTCTACACCAATACCACCACCTGTCATGAGACAAGACTCAGACTTCCATGACAGGTTAGCCCAGTCTTCCCTCGTATCTTCTTCTGCTTTGAGCAAGTAGCAGTTGTTAAAAAACTTGTTGTCACGTCCAGCATAGTAAAGGTATCTACCACCAGGAATAAACTTCAGGTCTGTAATAATTCTTTTGAGTTCTTCTTTGTCATCTTTAGGCATATAGTTTTGACAGACATCCTCTACAAGAACAGATGCCAGTGCGTCCCATGTCTCACAGTTATGGTGAGCATACTTCTGTTTGAAGATATCCTCACTGAACTTTGAACGAAACATAGGATTTTCGTTTGATCGGAACTGCGCCATTACCCCCTCCTTAGTTATAATAAAATTTTAAAATCATCTCGGCATAGTGTATAGCTTTTTCTATATCCTTTCTGCCTTCTCCTTTTGTTCTGTGTCTGGTAATATATTTAATTACATTACCTTCAAAATAATTTAAATCGTTTGCATGTATATACTCAACTGGTTGTATTGCACAATCTTTATAATGATTACCTCCTATCTGCCTCTTCATAATGTCACAAGAAGGAGTGAAGCTTTCTTCTGATTTCATCTCTGTTCTCCGATAGTGTTACCTTCAGTGCAAAGGTTCTAATAGTGTTTGGATTTACGCCAGCACGATCACATGTTTCTTCAAATGCTTCGCATGTTGTACCAATAGATTTGAATACCCATGCCATTGCCTGATCACGATACAAGGAAGTTTCGATTGACTCATTATACGCCTTTGGGCGAGACAAGTCAAGCAGTGCTTGCAAAATGATAGCAAGGTTTAACGATCTGTGAGAATTTTTATTGGTTAGATCATATAAAGATTCGGCTTCAAGAATTTCTTCAATCATTAGGTGGCTCTTGTACGGGCCTGTAGAACTTACCACCTACATAATTATTGTAGTAGGCAGGTTCATCAGTGCCTTCTATTTTTTTGGTTAAGACGTGGTTAATCATTTGATAATAACATTCATAATATTTTAGACTTCTTTTATTTTTATATTCACCTATAATTTCAAACTTAAAATTCTTTTTGCCATGCTTTTTAATGTCATCGTTTAGATGACTGCTTGATCCTGTATATACTTTCCAGTTGGATTCAACTTTCTTTTTCTTTCTAGTGTAAAAATATTGTTTACATCCAATGTAAGCTTTAGATGTTTTGTTATTAGTTATAACATAGACAAAACCAAAGTGACTTGTTGGGTCTGGTTTTTGTTTATACTTCCAGTGCATTACCAATCAATCACTTCAGGAACATCAGGCTCTTTGCCAACCTGAACCAAGTATCTCTTACCTTTTGAATATTCAAATACACGTATCCCTCTTCCCTGGTTAGCGTCAGACCAACATTCTCTTTTATGGCCGCAAAAGACACAACCAGAGGGAAGCTTAAAATTACCAGACTTGCCATCAGGCACAGGAACGTAACAGCGATCAGGGATATCGTCGCCGTTGACAACTTCTTTAAGATGTTTAACCCTTTCACTAGCATTAATAAACTCCATTGAATGTACGGGAGAGAGTGCAACTTCTCCAGTTGATTTGTCGATGACTAAGAAGGCAGCTTTCTTTAAGTTATTTGCCTGTGAGTATGCAGATATTTGAGCAATATATCCGAATGGATCGTCATCAAGAATTGAATTGTTTTTAAACTTTTGAAAACTATATGTAGATGCACTCTTACAATCAACTAAAGTATCATCTATAATACAATCCTGATGACCAAGAACACCTTCAATTGATACTTCTTTTTGCTGGTCTTTCACATCGTGTCCAGAGATAGCAGCACACATTAGAAGAAACTCTTCAAGAATATAACCGTACAAAAATTTAATTCTGTTCTCTGGTTTTATTGTGCTGTTTTCTTTTTTTGAATTAATGTCATACCAAAGTTGTCTATCAGGTCTACCGATTTGAGACAGTCTTAAATTTTTATCTACAGATTCTTCTGTGTATAAAAACTTTTTGGTGTGAAGTTTAACCATCTCACCAAACTTTTCAATGTGCTTATCAACATCTTCTTCCTTCATGTCGATAGTACTCAAAGAAAATAGATTATAGATATCTTCTACAATAGTTTCAATTTTTTTCATGTGATATGAAAAGAGGAGAGTAACATGCTAGTCAGTACATCGACGTTTGTAACGCTGTTACGCATGTAACGCATTATAGCGTTTCACTATAAGTGACTACTCTCCTCTTTATCTCCTACGTTATATTAAAAGGGAACTGCTTCAGTCTCTTGGACGTACCCACCGTCTACGGGGGCGAAGTCCTGGTTACTGCCAGTGTATTCAATAAAGTCTACAATCTGTACAGCAGCAAGGTCGGCGGATACTCCCGACTTTCCAGCATAATCCCATTTGTAGGGGATAGCTTTTACATTAACTGTGCTACCATTAGCAATCTTCTTATCGTTATTCCAACGATTGTTTTGTGAGTCCATTACAAGGGGTGCATTACGTTGCGTACCATCCTTGCGAACAACCTTACGTTTAATAGTTACAAAGTCTCCACGCTCATCTCCTTTGTTTGTAATGGGTAGTCCGGAACTCTCAACTACCTCACGGTTATCATCATTAACCTCTACCTGAATTGACCACACTGGATCAAACTTGGTGTTAGGTTCAGTAATGGAAGCATAGTGGCACTTACCAGTAATGTAAATAGGGTCATTCATATTTTATTTCTCCTTTTAAAATCCGCACCATTGCGGCACTGTGTGGGATCATTCCCAAGTTTTCGTTGTCTACTACCAACAACAAAACGAATTATAGCACGGGTGATGTGCTAGTGTCAACATCTTTTTTCATAATCTTCTAAATAATTTAATGCTCTTTTTACGTTATTAATATTATCTTCAAAAAAACCTAGTGCTGAGTTACATTTATTGCATATCCATCCTTTGAATGCTCCTGTTTTATGATCATGATCTAAAACAAATGGAGATGTTTTTCCATTTGTTTCTGGAATAATTTGTTCAGGCATCTTAAAACAAATAGGACATTTATAATTTTCTTCAGGATAAGAATATATTTTTTTTAATTCAACTACTTGACTTTTCTTTTCGTTCTCACATTTTTTACATACATTCATTCTTACATAATCATTTGTTCTATTTCTTTTTCCTCCCAGAACTATAAAACTTTCAAGAGATTTTTCTTGTTTACATTTAATGCAGATTTTAGTTCCTTTAGATTTATCAATTGATCTAATGTTATTAAAAAACTCAAGTTGTTCTGTCATTAGTGTGTCTCCGACCAGTTGGCTCCCACTTTATAATCAGAATCAAGTTCACATTTAAAGTTAAATGCTTTCTGTGTTTGATGCATAGCATCTTTAGTAATCTGTGTGAAGCGTTTAACGTCAGGCTTGGCTACCTCAAACTGATACTCATCGTGTACTGAGGCTACAAGCCTAGCATCAAGACCAGTCTTACGTATCCTGTTGTCCATCTCTACAAGCCACTGCTTGCATACAATAGCACCAGCACCCTGTAACAATGTGTTCAATGCGGCGTGTTCTGATCTGATATGTAGTCTCCTACCATCAAGACCTGGAATACTACCAGACTGTGCAGCCTCTTGTATGTTAGAGCGTAGCTTCTTGAGGGCTGGCATGTTGCGTAAAAACTTTTGTATTAATTTCTGACCATCAGACGCAGAGCCTCCTACAACTTTACCAATCTTAGCTGGACCTGCTCCGTAGAGAAAGGCATAGATAAAAGTTTTTGCTTGATCTCTAGTCTTCAGTCCTGCTGCATGTTGGTTAGCAGTATGTACATCACCTGTAAGAACCTCTCGTGTAAAGGAAGGATCATTCATGTAATGAGCAAGACATCTAAGCTCAAGATGAGAGGCATCAGTCCCTACAAGCTTGTGAGTTTCTGGATTAGATACTGTCCATAGGCGGCGGCACTCTTTACCATACGGACTGTAGACTGCTGGTACTTGTGCCATGTTTGGTTTGTTGTGCGCCATACGCCCAGTAATTGTCCGTAGAGTAAGAACCCTACCACGCACACGTAGGTCTTCATCACACTCCTGTATCCACGACTTGAGGAGTCCAGTTCTTTTCTGAAGAAGAAAGTAACGGCTGAACATCTCAGCTTCTGGCATATTGATCTTGGATAAAACTTCTTCATTGACAATAACATTACCTTTCTCTGTTAGTTTGTCTGGCTTCCACCCACGATCCATCAGACGTTCTGCTATCTGCTTACGGCTTGCTATATTAAATGGTACTATATTTGTTTTTGTTTTGAGTTCTATAATCGTAGGCTCAAACTCTTTCTCAGCATCGCTTTCTAGCTGGTGTTGTTCGTCCTCAAGCTGTGCTAGAAGTATCTGTGCTTCTTTAAGATCAAAGGCAAAGCCATTACGTTGCTGCTTGTCTAATATAATTCTGATGTTGCGCTCTAGATTGTAACAGGAATCAGAGAAACCTTTGCTTTCTTCTTCTAGTTTCTGTGCTACTTTATGTGTAAGATCAACATCTCGCTTACAGTATTCTAACATCTCAGGTGTATAGTACTTAAAGTCATGGTAGTCTATCTTAGGAAATCCAAAGCGTTCACCCCATGACTGTAGCGAGTGACCACCATCACGTACAGGATTGAATAGTTGTGACTCAATGAGAGTATCACGTACCTGTGCAGGTGCGATAGCAGAACCTGTTAGCTTGTTAAGAATGGGAGCGTCAAAGCTGATACCATTGTGCATAATAAATTTTGATATACGCTTTGACCACTCACCAAACTCTTGACATTGATTACCAATCCATTGACGCATCTCTCCTGTTTGATAGTGTTTAGCTACGATGCAATGTATAATGCTTGCATCTAGGTCATCAGTCTCAATGTCTACGATTGCTTCCATTAATCTATATCCACTATGTATCCGTCTGTTGTTTTTAGATGAAAGAACATCTCACCCTTACGAATGTTACGATTAGATACTTCTTTAACTTCAGAATTAAGAACCATATCACCATCAAAGAACCATGCTTGTTTACAGTCATCTCTAAAAACAACGAATGTTAGCATGTCATTGTAGTGATCTTTCTTCCATTTGTCAAGAAGTCTTTTCTTTCTATATGGAATACGTATTTCTTTCCATGATTTAGGCCATTCACCTTTCCAAGAATATTTTATTTCTACCTCATAGTAATGTTGGGGTAGGTCAGGTGATATGCTACATGTAATATCAAAGTATGTATTTTCTTTCATTGTGATTTCTGTTGAGTTTGTATTTTTTTGTAGCCAATTAAGCATAACATCCTTGGCTTTTTTATCAGCAACATCGTAAAGAGCCTTGTCAAATTTCTTTTTAACCGTCATTATCATTCTCCATAAATGGGTTGTCGATCTGCGTCATGCGGCCTGTGTCACGATCATAATGAAGGTAACAAGATATACCTGTCTCACCAGTGTATCTGTTCTTTAGAATACGAACTGTAGTAGTGTTGGCTTCAACCTCATCCTCTGCTTGCTGGTTACGCTCCAGACCAATGACAGCATCAGACAGGTGGGCGATAGATGCAGAGCCACGTAGGTGGGACAAAGAAACTTCACGTCCATCCTCATGACCACGATCACCT